TGCGCATACCCGGAGAACGTGCCGGCGGTGACATTGCCGTCGGCATCGCGGGCGCCGATGGCTTCGTCGTTGAAATAGATGTCTTCGACGGCATCGATCTCATGGCCGGCGATGGCGATCACCAGGTGCAGCGTCTGGTTGTCGGCGCTGGCGGCGGCAAACACCAGCGGGCCGCTGACCATGGCGCGGCCATAGACGATGTTGCGATTGGCGACGGCGCTGCGGATCACATGGGTGCGCGCCTGCGCCTGTGCGGTAAAGCTGGGCGAGGATGGCGCATCTTCCGCGCCACCGGACAGTGCACCGCGCAACACGGCGCCGGACACGAAGCTGGCGCCGGCCTGGATCACCGCGTAGGTGGCCACCCAATCCAGCGTGGTAGCGGCCACCAGATCAAAGATGACGGCCTCGGCCACATAGGTGCCAATGGCATCGGCGGCGATGGCGGCAGCAACGGCGGCAGGCATCAGTCCACCCTCCAGCAACCCATGACGCCGGGGTGATCGAGGCGCACGAAGGCAAGGCCCGTTTCGCCCAGCACGGCCGCCTTGAGGCCGACACACACGGCCAGGTGCTCGCCCGCCGCGTCGCGGAACAGCACCACGTCGCCGCGATGCGCGAGGGGCGCCGGGCGCATGGCCTGACCCAGCACGATATCGACGGCACCGGCCAGTGTCGGGGCGATCCTGGCAATGGTGCGCAGGGCCTCGCGGCGCGTGCGGTAGCCAGAAAAGCGCGGCCAGTAGTCGACGCCGGCCATGGCCTCGATGCAGCGGCAGGTGAAGCGCAGGCAATCGTGCGTGCCCAGCACATACGGCTGGCGCCGGGCGGCCTCGATCTCGGCGGCCAGCACGTCCGGCCAATCGACGCGGCGTGCCATCAGCTGCCCCACACCAGCAGGCGATCGACCATCTGCGGCACGAACTCGAAGAACTTGTCGCCGGGGTAATCGATCTGCTGGTCTTCGTGGTTGTAGCGGCGAACATTGGGACGATCCCACGCGGCCAGGCGCGATTCGGCGCTGACGTTGATGGTGGCGGTTTGCCCCAGCTCGATATCCATGGTGTCGAGCCGGCCCCAAAACACCAGCGCCGGATCAGGGATCACCACATGCCCTGCGGTGAGCGGCGCCAGCCACATGCGGCAGCGGCGGCCCTGATAGTGCGTGCCCAGCGCCGTGGCGACATTGGCCGCCGGCACGCCGGAGACACGAAAGGCGAGCCCGACCGATTCCAGGCCGGAGCCTTCGCGCACCGGATCGACGCCGCCCAGGCGCCCGACACCGAGCCAGGAATAGCCGTTCCAGTCGAGATTGATGGCGGAGTTATTGACCCGCAGCATGCCCGAGGAAAAATCCATTTCGACGAACACCAGAAAGCGCACATGGCCGGCGGCCAGGGCGTTTTCGGCATCGGTGGTGAGATCGCGGCTCATGACCAGTTCTCGATCAGGTCGATCGGCACGTTGGTTTTCAGGTAAGGCGCGGTGTCCCACCCGGAATCCGGGCTGGATAGCATGAAGATCGCCAGCGGCCGGGTGGTGGTGATGGCGGCGTTGTCGGCCGGCGAGGACCGCAGCGGCGGCTCGAAGCTGATCGTGGCGTTGCCCGAGCCATCGGCCACAGCGTCGGCGGTGACCATCTTCAGCTCGCCATTGACACCGAAGAAATCGCCGGCTTTGAGCGCGGTGATGCCGGCCGTCCAGCCATCGGTATCGAGCGAGGCGCCGGTCTGGCTGGCGCCTTTGACCAACGGCGTGCCGGTGGCGGTGCCGCGTGGCGTGGGCCGCGCGAAGTTATGCAGCAGCAGGCGGTTGGACTGCCCGCGCAACTGCACCAGCATGGCCTGCAGCAGCGCCGAATCATCCTCGACGAGGTTTTCCATGACGAAGGAACAGCGCCAGCGCGCGCCGGGCATTTCAACCGTTTGCATGGCGCCAGAGAGCGGCGAGCTGAAGCTCATGGTGTTGGACACCAGGCCCCAGCGCACCTGGCGCGGGGCGGCGCGCGACAGCGTCGGCCAAGTCAGGATTGTCATGCCCAGGCACCCCGCCGCATGGCGTTATGCACTTCAGCAACGGCGGCATTCTTGGCTTGCACCATGGCCGCCGCAATGGTGCCCTGATCGCTGCGCGAATCGATGTTGATGTTTTGCACAATGGTGACGCCGCCGGTAGCGCCGCCCTTGGTGTGGTCGGTAACGGTTTCGTTCGGGTGCAGCACCGCCATGAAGCCGCCTTTGCCATCGAGGCCGCCCGAGCGCGCGCCCATGCCGGTGTAGCCGCCGCCGTCGAAGGTGAACATGTTCTTGATGCCGGACAGCAGGCCGCTGCCGCCGCCCATGCCTTTGAAGGCGCCGGCCAGGGAATTGCCCAGCGGCTCGGTGATCGTCGAGCGCAGGAAGATGCGCGCCACGTCCTGCCCCAGGCCGCGCAGCACGTCGCCCACGCTTTCCCATTTCAGGATGGCGTCTTCGGCGGCACTGGCGAAGGTGAAGCCGAGGTCTTTCGCCATGTCGTTGTTGTTCTTGATGGCGTCTTGCAGATTGCGCTGCTCAGCGACCAGGCGCATGGTTTCTTCGCCGGCGGTTTCGTAATAGGCGGCCAGTTCGTTGTCCTGGCCCTGCTTGAGCATGCGCTGCAGCGCTTCGAATTCCTTGCGGGTGTCTTCCAAGGCTCGCTTTTCTGCCAGAAGTCGCATGTCTTCTTCGCTGTCCAGGCCTGCGTAAAGGTTTTTCTGGCCTAGCTCGACCATTCGCTGCAGGTCGGTCTTGCCGGTCTTGCCGGCGCTTTCGCCGCCAATGAATTTTTTGACCGCGGCAGCGGATGGCTTGCCGGGATCGGGGGCGGGCGCGCCAGGGGAAGTTAGTAGTGGCAATCCATGTTCATCCTTTGGGCCCGTCCAACCACGGACTCGCTCCGGACCAAAAAGGAATTCGGCAATCGAGCCCGGCTTTTTCTTGACCTCCATTTCCAGTGCGTTGGTGATTTTGAGCAGGCCCTCGACGATGGGATTGGCGATGGCCACGCCCCAGCCGCCGGCGGTGGCTTTCAGGTCTTCCCATTTGTCGTTGAACTCGTCGGCGCGTTTGGCGCTTTCGGCGGTGACTTTGGACAGCTTCTGCCCTTCTTCGATCATGTCGCGGATGGCCTTGCCGCCCTCGGCCATCAGCGGTGCCGATTCCTGCCAGGACTTACCCAGCGCCACCGCGCCCACGGCGGCACGCTTTTGCGGGTCGTCGATCGCGTTCATGACGTCGGCGAGCTGGGCGAAGGCCTCCAGCGGGCTTTTGGCATTGACGCCGAGGGCGGCAAACTTCTCGCCGTCCTTGCCCATCTCGACGGCGAGCTTATTGATGGCCTTGGCGGTGCCGTCGAGATCGCTACCTGACTTCTTTGCGGCGAGCGACAGGCCGGCGAGCTGCTCGACACTGAGGCGGGTGGTCTTGGACAGGTCGTTCAGGTGATCCTGGGCGTCGACGGTGCCCTTGATGAAGGCGGCGAAGGCGCCGACGCCCAGCCCGACACCGAGGGCGCCAAAGGCCTTGGAAATATTGCCGCTGATGCGCTCGGCGTTGCTCTGGAACTTGTTGAGATCCGCGATCGCCTTGTCGACGCCGCTGGTGAAGCGGGCCAGGTTGGCGTTGAAGTCTACGGTGACGCCGGTGCTCATGGTTGCAGCCCCAGGCGACGCTTAACGGACTCGGCGCCCGCCTCAGCGGCATTAACGATGAGCTGCACGGCGGTCTCTTTGCGATCTTCGAAGCTGCGCTGAACGAAGCCCTTGCCGGGAACGCGGGTGCTGCCAGCGCGAAAGCCATCGTTCTGGAATCGCCCATAGAACGGATCGCCCTTGCCCTTGCGCAGGCTGATGTAAAGCCCGATCAGCTCGCTGGCGCGGCGGCCGTTGTGGATGCGGCTGTTGGCGACGCGAAAGCCACGGCGCTTGAGCAGGCCGGTCTTGACCGGAACCGCCTCGCGGATGCCGCGCAGGATATGGTTGGCGCCCTGGCGCAGCGCCATGCGCACGACGCGATCGCCCATCTGCTGCGAGTAGGTGTAGAGCGTGCGCTGGGTTTCCTGCAGACCGCTGACGGCGAGTACCTGATCACTCACGCTTCTTGTCCTTGTCGCGGATGGCGACGAGCTGCACCAGCAGGCGCTCGACATCGGTGATGCCGAGCAGCTCGCAGATGAAATCCATCGCGCTCCAGTTGATTTCGCCGCCCATAAGGTTCCAGGCCTGCACGGCCAGATGGGCGTCGTCCGGTGGGGCGCCTGGCGGAAACGGCAGCTTCAGGCTGCCGAGCCAGGCACCGAGTTTTTTGCGGCGGCCTCCTGATCGGCCTTATGTGCCTTGTAGGACTCGACCACGGCGCGACCGATGTCATCCCAGTGCTCAGGGTGATCGGCAATCCATTCGGCCCACAGCTCCGGGCTGAAGGGCACCGGGTCCGGGCCGCCGCCAGGCACACCGAGATCAAGCTCGGATAAAGCGCCCCAGCCAATCACGAAACGCGTGAGCAGCTCACGCTGATCCATGCGGCCGCCGAGGTCGTGCATTTCGAGATCGGTGGGGCGGCGGATGGTGAAACTGCGCCCGCCGGAAACCACGCCGGTCTGCCGGGCGCGGCGCAGGCGCTCGATGAGGTCCTTGCTCATGATCAGGAACCGTAGGTGGGATCGGCTTCGAGGGCGACAGCGCAGGTGGTGGTGGTGACGGCCTGCTTGCCGCCGCCGGGCATGCCGGTGAAGCCGACGGTGCCATAGAACATGCAGGTGCGGCCGTTGGGCCAGGTGATCTTGAAGCCCTTGGACGCGGCAGCCTTGTAAGCGGCCAGCATGGCCTGCTGCCCGGCGTTGGCCGGGTCCCACTGCATGGTGAGGCCGTAGGACATGGCCGAGGCACCATTGACCATCTGGCGGTCGTTGATGTCATGCACCGTGGTGGTGTCGGTCATCTTGGGATCGCCGCCGGACGGATTGAAGTCCTGCACGCCGACCACGCTGGTGCCCATGGTCAACTTCTTGGCGGTACCGCTGAGGAAGGTGCCGAGGCTGGTGGTGTCGATGCCGCTGGCGCCGTCGACGTCTTCGAGCT